GAGTTCACGTAGCGCGTTGATCGGCGGAAACGCGTTGACGGGAGCTAGTGGCGTCGCCTGCTGGGCGGACGAGACGACGGCGTCATACGTGCCCGCAGGCAGCACCACGTTCGCTGCCATCGTCGTCGGTGAGCGAAGTGGAATGATGAACGCACCGGGTACCGCGGTCTTTCCGTATGCCTGATTTCCCGTGTTTCGCCCGATCGCCGTTGCGCCGTACAGCACGCGCTGCTCTTCACAGTACGTGATGCGTAACCCCGTAAAGTAGAGAAACACGCTGTCGTTGACGGTGACGGTTCCACCCACACTCACCGTCACGTAGATGAACGTCGAGGCGAGACCCGCCATACGCACGAGTTCTGCCCAGCTCCAGTTCATGCGATCCGGAACCTGGTTGACGTTCGCGACCGGCAGCTGCCCACTAAAGTGAAAGTTCAGCTCACCTAGATCGGCGATGTATCCGCCGGTGTCGGCTACGAGACGCCCGAGTACGGGTGGGTTGAAGGCGGCGGTGCTTGAATTAGGTGACAGTGACACGGACGTGTTAAAGATGCTGTTCGCGATGCCGAAGTTCTGCTCAGGATCGAGTTCGATCATAGCGGATGTGCAGTCCGCCGTATACATAAGCTGAATGTTCAGGATTCGCTTGTCCTTGATGAGTCCCGCGAATCGACCGATGTCAAAGAGAAGCGTGATCCATCGCGACTCTGAGAGTGTGCCCGCGAATCGGACAAACGAGTCGAGACCCTCCGAATAGAGCGCGCCAACGGCCGACGCGGCGCCGTTCACCGTGACCGTGGCGATGCCCGTTGGCGTGTCACCCGAAATGGTCACCGTCGACACGGGTATGTCGACCGTACGAATGGGCCCCGAGTCGTCGGCGAGACCCGCTGGATAGATCGATACGGCTGCGACCGTTCCGTCACCGCCGTTAGGTGGAACGCTTGTGATGTACATCCGGGCCTGGCTGACCTGCGTAGGTGCGGTGAGCGTAAAGCGATGTCCCTGCTCCACCGTGTTCACCGTCGGCTCGAACGTCAACGTCTCGTCGCGAATGCCTACCCACTCTTGACCGAGGATGTACGGTACGTGCGGGTTGTAAATTCCCATTTACGCCATCCTCACAGCCGTACGAACGTTGCGAGATGCGAGCGTCTGCGCGATGTTGTCACCGATCGCCTTGCCCACGGTCGCGGCTTGCTTCTCCGTCATATCACCCTTAACGTTCACTTGAATCGCACCGGCCTCGAACGTCACTCCGGCGCCCGTTCCGCCGAGTGCGTCGCGGAGCATCTGCATCGCTCGCTGATCACCCAGCGGGATCGCCGCCTCGGGCGTTGTTCGTGAGTCCTCACCGATCAGCGACGGCCCGAACGCGATGCCACCGTGCGCGAGTCGCGGAATGCGTGGTAGTGAGATGCCGGGTAGCCCGTCGTCCACCGCCGCGATGCCTCGGTTGATACCGTCGATGGCGCGGTTCAGGAAACTCTTAAAGAACCCGACGATGCGTGAACCAATGTCCATCGCGAAGTCACCGATCCGACTCGGGATCGACCTGATGAACTCGACGATCGACGTCACCGTGTTGATGACGACGTTCTTTCCGCGATCGAACGCGTCGGAGAAGAACTGGACGACGATGCCCGGCAGCGATGTGAGCACCTCGACGATCTTACCCGGAAGCTCCTTGATGAAGTCGAGGATTGTTGTGACGAGAGCGATCGTGCGCTCACGCGCTCCGTTCCACAGCATCGTGATGAGGTTCCACACCAGTCCCGGCAGTGCGGTGAGTGCGGCGACGACCATCTGTGGGAACCTGATGATCCCCGCCATGAGAAGACCGAGGCCGATGCCGAGCGCCTGAAACGCCATGTCGATCATTCGGTTGATCGCCTTGACGATCATGTCCGGTAGGTTCGAGAAGAAGTCGCCGATCGCACCCGGCACCTTCTTGAGCCACTCCCAGATCCCGACGAAAAAGTCAGACACGGCGTTCCACGCATCGACGAACGCACCGCCGATGTCATTGCCCACCGCGTTCCAGTCCGTCTGCATGAGGAACTTGTTGAACTCGGCGATCGCGTCGGCGGCGAACTGCAACACGGGCGTGAGCAGCTGAAACGCGGGAATGAGCAGCTCAATGAGCGGCGTGGCGAGAAGTACGATGGAGACGATGAACTCCGCGAGGAGCGGCAGGATCGGAGCGAGCGCCTCGACGATCGTTCCGAGCGCCTCACCGAGCGGTTGCAGTGACGGGCCGATCGTCTCGAGCGCCGGTGCGAGTGCGTTAAGCAGTGGCGTGAGGATCGGTACGATCGCCTTGATGACCTGGCCGAGAACGGGCATGAGCGACGAGAGGATGTTACCTAGCGCCGGGGCGAGTTCACGGAGCGCGTCGCCGAGGATCGGTGTGAGCTGCGCGAGTCCGTTCTTAATCGCGGGAATCGCCGGCTTAAACGAGTCGGCGAGTGCCTGGCCGATCGTGTCCTTGAACGTGGAGAAGACACCGAGGAGCGTCTGCGACTGCTTCTCCATCGCACCCGCGGCGCCCGGGAACTTCTGCATTCCGGCGAGAAGCGCGTTGATGCCCGTCGTCGCGTCGAGCTCACCGGCGGAGATCTTCTGCATTGCCTGCGCGGTGGTGATGCCGAGCTGCTCCGCGATCGCGGACACCGCGCTGAAGCCGGGAACGGCCTCACCGATCTGCATGAGCTCTTCGAGCTGCACCTTGCCCTTACCCGCCATCTGACCGATGGCAAGTGTGATGCGGTTCAGACCCTCCGCACCCGCACCCGTGACGGACGAGAGGTCACCGACCGTCGTGAGGAATCCCTGCAGTGCGTCGTCCGACAGGCCGATCTGCTGATTGAACGCGAGGAACCGCTTCGCGGCCGCCGCCACCTCCGGGAACTCGAACGGCGTCACAGCGGCGAACTTCTTGAGGTCCTCGAAGATCTTCGTTCCGGCCTCGACGGAGCCCGCGAGTGCGTTAAACGAGATCTGCGTCTGCTCGAGTGTCGCGGCGCTCATGAGCCCGAACGCCGTGAGTGCGCCGAGTCCGGCGGCGGCCGCGGCCGTGACGCCGAGGAAGGCCGTACCGGCCAGAGCGGACAGCCCTGAGAACTTCTTTGAGCTGGCTACGCTCGTCGCGGCCGCACTAGCTTCGATCCGGGCTAGGTCTGTCTGGGCCGACCGGCGGAGCTCCGCAAAGGACCGCTCAGCCACCTCGTTCCCACGCTGAAAGTCCTGACCCACCGCCTCAGCGGAGAACTCCGCCGCCGCCGAGATCTCATTCAAGGACAGATCGACGTTCACGGCGGTCTTCTTAAAGGCCGCCGTAATGTCGAACGCCGTGTCGGTGTAGACGCGATCGATGACGTTGGCACTCGTCGTACCCGAGCGCTCGATCTGCCGAAACGTCGCAGCGAGCTCGCGGTCCGCCACCTGCTCGAACTTCGTAAAGTCCGGCAGGTACTCGACGAACGCTGTGTCGATCCGGCGAGGCATGCTTACCTCCGTCGTCGCGGAAGGCTGGTGAACGCGGCCGTGGATGCCTCATAGGCCTCATCATCACCGTGCCACCACGCCGGCGCGTTGAGATCTTCCGTGTTGATGGGCCTATCGCCGAGCGTGCGGAACCTACCGGTGAGCTGGTTGACGAGATTCTGCTGCTCCTTGGGATCGGTCTCCGTGAGCATCACGTGCATCGCCACGTTGAGAACGCGCGCCACCGGAAGCGTGAGGATGTCGATGCCATGACTTAGACACCATCCGTCGAACTGCCATCGTCGTCGATCGAGCCATCCGATGATTCGGATGACTCCTGGGTAGGGCGGAGCCCATACTGCTCCATCATCCACGGTACGAGCTGCTGAATGGTCCGCACCCCGATCGGCTTCTGCGCCCCCCGCTGGGTGTTCTCACGGAACACCGCGCCCGACTCTTCCTCGAGAACGCTCACGAGGAAGTCCACCATCTTCGCGACCTTCTCCGGCCCCGCCACGTCGTCGTCATTGATGTTCGCCATCGCGGCCAGCGAGTCGAGTGGAATGTCGGGCAGGCACACGTAGTGTACGCCGTACACGTCGAAGTTTGGTGGGTCTTCTTTGTCGGGAGTGAAGTCCTTGAACCGTACAATGTCCGTCGTCATGCGTCTACTCTACCTCGTGCCTGACACGGTTTGACATCCGTCAATCTTTCGCCGCCAGCACCGCGTCGGCGAGGAACGGGTTAGGCTTCATACCCTTCGTCTTCACCGCGAAGACGCGCTTCCCACCCTTCGACTTCCATGACATGTACTTCTTACGCTTCGGGTAGATGTACGCGCCCTTTGGCCCGTAGATGCCCGTGCCGTCGTGAACGAAGATCGCGTAGATGACGTTGGTGCCGACGCGCACCGCCGGCTTACCGCTAACACTTATGAGCTGCGTGGTGATGGATGAGCGAAGTCGGCCGGTGTCGACGCGACGTGGTGAACGATTGTTGAGGTTGGCCTTCGCCTTCGCCTCGACCTTCTTACCACGGCGAAAGAGGTCCTTCGCGATTGGCCCAGTGGGAGAGGACAAGTACGCTGAGAGTGTGCGTGGGTTCGACTGGTGACGAACCTTCGTTGTGCCCACCTAGCACCCGCAGTCTTGCGTCCACCCGACCCAGAAGAGGAGCTCGTGCCCAGCGCAGTCGCCCTCCGGTCCCACCGTGTTCTGCATTCCGAGCTCGAACGCCTCGATCCGATCGCCCATGCCGAGCTCGTCATACAGGTTCGTGAGGCAGCACATCACGGCCTTGCGAGCCCTCGACATGTCATCGCTGAGCAGCTCGGCCGCGGCGGAAAGTGACGCGACCGTCGGTGACTTCGCGTTCGCAGTCGTGCCCGGAACACACCGTGTTAGAGACAGTGTGTACTCGACGATGAGCCACGGCTCGCCGCAGTCGGCCGTGTGGTCAACCTCCTCGAGCGGAAAGTTCCGTGACGGAAAGCGGCGATTCTCCGAGATGACGAGTTGACCACACTGGCAGTCGTCCCACGCGATGTCACCCGGTACCACACCCTTGCGGTTGATGGCGTTGGGCGCGACGTGCTCTACGGCGTCGTACACGCAGTCGACGACGGCCTGTGCGACCTCGAACGGCGTCAGGGTGGCCACGTCATCCTCCGCGTTCTCGGACCGTCCACGTCGTACGCTCGCGCGCGGTCCTGGATACCCGCTGGGTTGAACGTGCTGATGAAGAGGTCGCAGTTGAAGAGTCCGAGCTTTCCGTCGGCGAACACCTCGTTCGGATCGAGGAACGTCAGCGAGACACCCTGTCGCACGATCTGCTGGACGGGGCTGGGTAGCTTACACGCGTCGTCTCCGATACACGCCAGGGTGAGCTCGGCGAACAGTTCACCGACCGCCAGCCGGCCTAGCGCGGGAACCTCAGTTCCCGTCTCCACCGTGACGGACCACGTGCCCACCTCGCTGTCCTTCTTATTGAGATCGTTGCAGAGCGGCCACTGCGCTCCGTCCACACGGAGTAGAGTGTCGTAGTCGTACACAAGATATGAACCCGAGATGAGTGGCGTGCCGTCAACCTTCACCTCCACGACGTTCGTCACGGGAAAGGGAAGCTTCACCTTCTCGAGCATCGTGCACGTGCACGTTCCCGGACACCCACCACAGCCGAGGTTGAACCACTGACCGTTCCAGTTATACGGGTATGGCCACGTGCGACCCCACTCATTCCACCGGTCGAAGAACGGCCACGACCCACCCCAGCAGTCCTCACGGCACGGACGAAGCGTCGTCGTGCACGTGTCGAACTGCCGGCCGGACTTTGCCCACAGCACTTCGGTCGCGACCATCAGCATGTCGCCAGTGATCGCGACCGAGGCCTCATTGATCGGGATCTCGACGCACATGAGGGGCGTCCACGGCTGGCACGGTCCCGCGCTTCTCTCCATGGGCGTCTCCTGTTTATGTGATCGGAGTCGCGCCGCAGTTCGTCGGAATCGTCGGTGGTGCGACCGTGGTGATGTTCCACAGGTAGTGCTCGTCGGCCAGGAACGTCGGGGCCCACGGACCGAGTGTGCCGGGGCCGTCACCCCACAGGGTACCGACCGCGTCCGTCTTGGCCGTGAACTGCATCGTGAGACCCGCGTTTTCGATCGTCGACGCGCCGCGACGAGAGTGTCCCAGGTTCGGGAACGCCCAGTACACGTAACGAGGTGCACCCGTCGCCGGGTCGCAGTTACCGCGACCGGTGACGTTCTGCCACACCTCGAGCGCGAAGCGGTTCGTGACGACACCCTCGGCGTACGCCGCGCCCGTGCCGGTGACCGGCGCGCCCGTGCCCAGTAGGCGAGCACCGCTGACGATCTGCGAGATCGACGGGCAGACACCGCAGAGGTCGACGGTGAGTTGCATCATCGTGAACTCATCGTCGTCGTCGTCGTTCACGCAGAGCGTGCCGTCTGCGAGCTTCTGTCGCAGCTGCTCGCCGTCCTCGTACTGTGGGTCCATCTGGATCTGAATGAAGCCCTTAGTGATGACCTGCAGCCCGGAGGCGCCGGTGATCGGGTTGCCGCAGACGTCAAGCTGAATGATTCGCATGACGCGTCCCTTAATGGGAACGGCACTCTGGTCCGCCATGTGATCTCCTACGTGTCCTGCAGCGGGCTGTTCGGGTCGCCGGCCGGTTCGCCACCCGTTGTGACGAGAACGGCCGCAAAGCCACACACCCAACCGAGGAGCATCTTCTGCTCAGCGATCATCTGGAGTGTGTTCACAGATCGGTCGAGCGACTGCTCACGCGTGAACGTCTTCGGCTGTCCACGGATGCCAAAGACCGGTCCCGTCGCGTACATCCACGTCGACCCACCGGGTGGTGTGGTGAAGCCCGGACCCACGTTCGACGGGTACCCGTTACCGATGGCGACGAGATTACCGCAGTACGTGTAGAGCTTCTCACTCTTCTCATACACTTGCTTCTGTGCGGACAGCGCGGGACCGAGCACCTTCGGAACGTGAATGACGCCAATGCCGCT